GTACTCACCGCATAGGTCTGGTCATCCCCAGCGAAGGTGATGATATCACCTTCAACTATGGTCCCAGTGCCTGCATTAGCCATCACAACTGTTTTCGCTCCGAGAGCAGCACTAGCGCCACCGGTTGTCGCACCGGAAGCGGTCCCAGCCGTATGGGTCGGAACACCATCATCCGCATTCCAGTCGATTCCATACTTGCGTCCGATTTCACCAGAGATTTTCACATCAGAGGCGCCGATCTTGTCAGCGTCAGCAAACGGTGAAAGCGCGAGCGCATTGGCTTCAGCGTCAAAGTCCAGGACTCCACGTCTGTAATCTCTCGGGCATTTCTGCTGGTTGAGGATTTTCCTCGCAAGGGTCGCCGATGTAACTTCAACGCCGGCGCCAAACGGAGTAGTTGCAGCCGTTCCGGTGTAACCGTACACGCCTGCGTACTCAGCGAATACGGTATCATTGATGGCAGATGCCAACGCTTCAAACGCAGCGCTCATCTCCAACGGCATAAAGTTGGCCTGGGCATTAATCTGTCCAAGCTCTTTATCGGTAATGCCGAAGTTCGATTTCTGCCAGTTGTCCAAGGAAATCTGGACAGTCGGGATGGTGATATCATCTGGAGCGGTTGGGGTTGCGGCGGGCGTAACGTTCGAAGCGGATAACTCAGCAGCGACCGGAACGTCGATGGTGGATCCTTTCTTTTTGGCCTCCATTGAATAATCGAGGTTAACAAGACGGGTCATGAGAACCCTGGAACGTAGAGACAGAAGGCCTCTTGCCAGGACTTTCGGGATAATAGCAGTCAGGGTGTTGGAAATTGGCATGGTTACTCCTCCTTAAATTTACATGATTTAAAAAATAGAGGAGCAACCACGATAAGCTTACGCGATTACGGCCTCTCCGGATGCTATCTTCTCTAAATTTCGAGATGCAGCGGCCTGGTCGCTAGCATCAATCCTTCTTCCAGTAAACGAAGGTACGCTTCCGCCCCCTTGGGCACCAGACCCGCCGCCACCGGATTTCAATAATTTGTCTTTTTGGGGATGTGATTTAACGAGAATTTCGATTGCTTCGTGCGGTTCTGCGTAACTAGAGCCTTGGAGAGAGAAGATTTTTTCTCCATCAGAATCGAGCGCGAATGTCTTGAGGTCTTCACCTTGTTGTTCAACGATAAAGCGCGAACCAAACGAATCGTAAGCAAAGTCAGGAAGCAAATTTGTCTTTTCACGCAAAAACTCACTTGTATCGAAAAACCCTTTGACGAGTTGCTTATGTAAAAGTTTGTCTTTCGTTTTCATCGCCTCGTCTTTTTCCCCGATCGCCTTTGCATAGATTTTGTCTTTTTCGGTCAATCGGACTTCAAAAGTTGAAGCTACGCTCTTCTTAATACGCTCGATCTCTTCAACGCCTGGATTTCCTTTTTCCTTGTAAGTTTTGACCAGTGATATCGCCTCGGAGGCATCCTGTAGATATTGTGGAAGGTCTTCTACCCCTGCGTCTGCAAATGGCTGGAGTGCGGCTTTCACTTCGTTATACTTATTCCGGTGTTTGGCGGATTCTGTCGTCAATTCCTTAACCTTCAGCATCACGGCATCCGCGTTAAACGGTTCTTCTCTTCCATCCGGGTGCTGAAAAACAGGGTTTCCCGCGTCAATAAGCACTGATCCATCTTCATTTGTCTTCCAAGGCATTCCAAAATCCTCCAAAAAAACGGGCAATCCGCCCTCAACCTGTGAGCAATCTGCTCAAAAACCTTTGAAAATGTTAGGCAATCCGCCTAATTACAAAACCCATAACAAAAATTTATGGATTAATCAACCTATAACTTTAAATTATGCTTGCCAAGTATCATAAGAAAAACTTATGATTGTCAAGTAAAAAATTCAAAAAAGGTAAATAACATGGGCGAAACGATTTCTTTAAAGAAGCTGGATGCTCTCAAAAAGCAGGAATTCTTGGAAATGTATGGTGCTGGGGGAATATCCACCATGGATGTGTGTGAAGACGTTTCCCTTTCAATCGACACTGTCTTCCGCTGGAGGCACACGGATGTAAATTTTGCTGAAGCCTACAGTCTTGTTGATGTTTACAATCGAAATAATGAAGACAGAGACAATGAAAGGCTAAAAAAGATATGGCTCGCAACCTTCGCGAAACTCCTTTTTAGCGTAACGGAAACGTGCAAGGCTTGTGGAATAGACCGGAAGATTTTCAACAATTGGAAATTAAGGGATCTGGAGTTCAAGGAATCTTATTTTGAAACGGTTGAGGAAAAGAAAGACTTTATTGAAACACAGCTCATGCAAAATATAGCGAAAGGCGACACGATAAGTACTATCTTTGCGTGTAAGACCCAACTGAAGGACCGTGGCTACATTGAGAAACAACAGGTGGAACATAGCGGAAACTTTGGGGTGATGCTTGCGCCAGGGAAGTCTGAAGATGCAAAAGAATGGGAAGACAGCGCAAAGGCGCAACAAGTTGAGTTGGTAGAGAAAACAAATAAACCGGATGAAAGGAAGACGATTGGAAGAACTGGACTCGGAAAGGAAGATTATATGGGCACCCCAGGAGGGAAGCCAGTCAGTGTATCTAAATTGTCCGATATACGAAGTGTTGTACGACGGGACAAGGGGTAGTCAAAAAACTGATTCGCTTATCATGGATTTCGCTCAGCATATCGGGCAGGGATATGGTGCGGCATGGAGAGGTGTTATATTCAGGCGAACATATAAGCAGCTTGACGATATCATCGAACGAACAAAGAAATGGTTTTACCGAATCTTCCCGGGAATTAAGTATAATGAGGCAAGCTACACCTGGAAATGGGCAGGAGGAGAGCAATTACTTCTTCGACACATGGATGGGGAAAAAGATTATTGGAACTACCACGGCCACGAACTCCCCTTCATTGGCTGGGAGGAACTAACCGGATGGCCCGATAACAAATGTTATGAGGTAATGAAAAGTTGTTGCAGATCCAGCAACCCGGATGTCCCACGAAAGATGAGAGCGAACACGAACCCTTGGGGCATCGGAATGAATTGGGTAAAGAAGTATTTCGTGGATCCGGCGCCGGCAGGGGAAGTGATCACGAATGAAGCAGGAGAGAAAAGGGTAAGGATACATGGGTCCATATTAGAAAACAAAATATTAATGGAAGCTGACCCGGAATATCTAAGGAAACTGAGCGCCATTAGCGATCCCAATAGACGAAAGGCATGGAGGGACGGAGACTGGAACATCACGGCCGGTGGAGCGCTCGATGATGTATGGGACTCTGGAAAGCATGTTATTGAACCGTTTGAGATACCCCATAGTTTCTACTTGAATAGAACGTTTGACTGGGGCTCTTCAAGACCCTACGCGGTTTGTTGGTGGGCGGAAAGCGATGGAACGGATGTGACTATGCCAAACGGTGAAAAAAAGTATTTTCCGAGAGGCACGCTGTTTGAAATAAACGAACTGTACGGATGGAATGGTGTCGAGAATGAAGGGTGTCGAATAAGCGCGGCTGAAATTGCAGAAGAAATTAAAGCCGTTGAAAGAAGCGCATCTTTCCGGAACTTAATTGGAAATAACGAAATCCATAAAGGAGCGGCTGACAGCTCGATCTACACCGAAGAGAATAACATGTGCATAGCCGCTGATATGAAAAGAGAGGGTGTCACGTGGACCAAGGCAAATAAGGCACCTGGCAGCAGGATACAGGGGCTTGAGAAAATCAGGCGATACTTGAAGAACGCTGCGAAGGCTCCCATGGAAAAGCCTGGGCTGATTGTCTTTTCGACGTGCAGACAGTTTATCCGGACAGTGCCGACATTGCCAAGGGGAACGAGGAAGATTGAAGATGTGGCCAGTGAAAACACGGAGGACCACTGACAAATTTATGATGCCCTCAGATACAGAATTTTAGGAAAAAGATATAAAAATAGAACACAAAAGAAGTACAAATAAAGGGGACCCCAATGGAAAAAGAAGAACTTCTCAGAACAAATGAAAAGTATGACGCGAATAAAGCCAATTGGGAATTCTATGTGGCTGCATATGGAGGAACAAAAGATTTGATCGCATGGGGAGTTTTGAAGCAATTCGAGGATGACGCGACAAACTTTCTCGCAAGAAAGAACGCCGCGTTTGGGTTCAATTATACAAAAAGAGTTGTGAATATCGTCAATGATTTCCTACGAGAGATTCCCTTTGAAGAGGAGCTCGGGGCGATTGGGAAAGATGAGTTGTGGAATAAATTTACAGAAGATTGTGATTTGTACGGAACGAACTGGAATAATTTTTGGAGCAGGAAACGAAGGTGGGCAAGCGTTTTCGGCCATTGTGGGATACTGGTCGATAAAGCAAGTGGGGAGTATGAAACAAGGGATGAGGAAGTAAGGTTGGGGATATATCCGTATCTGGCGTATTATACACCGCTGAATATTTTGGATTGGCAATATAAAAGGAATCCGAAAACAAATAGACCCATGCTTACATACCTGAAACTGTATGAAGCTGGGGATACTGTAAGGATCTGGAAACAAGATAGCTGGGAAGTATGGCAGATTCCCGAAAAAAATGAAGAAGAACCAACTATAATCGGACAAGGGGTAAACCCGTTCGCGAGGGATGGAGAGCCCGGTATAATTCCATTTGCATGGTTCGGTAACGGGCAAGACGCGGAAGACATCGGAGACAGTGTGTCAGATGTGGCTGACATTGCGATGATTGATGCGTCAATGGTCAGGGATGCAAGCAACGCTGATGAGGTGATTACGAACGCGGCATTCCCGATGCTGGCAGTCCCGAAGGAAGAGATAACAGAGGGAGGAGAGAACACCCCCGTTGAGATCGGCCCCACCAGGATTATTGAATTCGAATCAGGGAATCCCGGAGATAAGCCGTTCTGGTTGGAGTCTAAGGTTAAGGACAGTATCGACGCAATATTGAAGCTATGGCACACAAAAAGTGATGAGATTTACGGTATTGCAAACTTAAGCGTAATCAAATCGATGTCGAACTCAAGGGAGACTCGAAGTGGTGATGCACAGAAAGAATCTTTTCGGTTCTTGAACAGTGCTCTTGCAGAGAAAGTTGATAGCGAGATCGAAGCGAGGCTCCTGTGCATAAAATATTGGGCAATGTGGCAAGGAATGGATTCAGAAATCAAAAATGTAAGGATCGGACATGAAAAGAAGTTCAATGCCGAGAAATTGTTGCTGACCATCGATGACGCCATGAAGGCGAAGGGCGCCGTTGAGTCAAGGATATTTGGGATTGAGATTGATAAGCTGATCGCAAAAAGGATGTTAGGAAATGTCAGCAACGAACGGATGAGTGAAGTCGAAGGGGAGATTGAAGCAGGACCAGAACCAGAGGTGACGCCACCAGAGGTGACGCCACCAGAGGTTATCCTTTAAAAATGGCTGTTAGGGACGGGGTTTATTCCCGTCCCTAACAAAACTATTACAGTTTTTGGTCTCCTTTTTAGTCTTTGTTTATTGTGAGTTCCAATCTGGCATTATCGATTTCTTCGATTGCTACTTCCAGACGGGTGAAGATATTGGGATACGGAGTTTCTCGGTTATGCTCGGTATCAACTATACGATAAACTTCTTTGAGGGTAGCATCAGCGTCGACCAGCTTTTTGATCAGGTGATTTCTGATTTCGATTTTGTCATATTCCATGTTGTTGATCCTTTCCCCGGAGTTATCCGGGGGTGTTCGGGGTTAGACCTTAATTTCAACTGTAAATTCCGAGTTCTCAGCTTTGCTCAGTGTGCCGCCGATGTTGAGCAAGGTGAAAGTCTAAAGTAAATCAGATCAGATGGAACGGAGTTAGATGGAGGCAACCGCCCCATTCCAGCACTCCACTATTCTTACTGACCTCAACGACCCTTAAGTCGTTGTTTTCGATTAAATCGATCAAAACCCTGATCGATTCCCTGTCTGCCCCTGTGGGGCTTACGCCCCAAATCACTTCCTT